TTGAAAAGTACAACAACGGGGAAGGAAAATACTCAATAGAAAAAGGGGAGGAATGGAACTGGAAGATATAAAGAAAGGTAAAACGGGTAAGGCGGCAACCTTACCCAAAGACACAAAAATCAACCCGCTAAAGGTAAACGTATTATGTCTGATAACGATTATAACACCGCATTTTATATAAATCTTTATGGTGCTAACAACGAAGAACAGCGAGCGCTTATTCTCAACTTCGCCAAGCATCACACCACCAAAGCAATACAAACCGCGCTACTGAAGCGCTTCACATAACACACACAAAAAAAGAGGGTAGCCTAAGCTACCCTCTTGATTATTTTTTAACCAGATCAAACCAAGCCCAGCAACATAAGCCAAACCTAAGTTTTTAACCAAGTTATCAACAGATAATGTTAATAATTTATGCTGGCGCTAAACTATCATCATCTTCATAAACCCTCGCATCATAGTTCACCGCCTTAACGCTCACTTGCTCTGTCCCTCGTGGTGAAACATCAGTAATCAAAGCTGGCAAACACCAGCGTTCAGCCACACCAAACATAAACAACGGCGCAACCTGTGAACCATCAAGCACCGGCGTAAAATCAAGAAACCCATTCAGCACTACCGAATAATCATCATCACCCTTTGAACACTGGTAAGGGCCGCTTAACGTACCATCTGAACGCCTAACCGATAAATAATGAACACCTGGCGCACTCCAATCTAGCGGCTCACTGACCACTACAGTTGAGCCATTTACTGCCACCAATTCACCCGTTTGAGAATACCCAGGTATATCATCAGCCAACGCACAATAGCTTAAATAACGACTGTTTAACGCATCCATTTCAGTTTTAAAGCTGTACTGTGTCCGTCTATACCGTCTGATACGGCGCTTACGCATTCCGAATTGATATGCCTTATCTTTATCAGTAATGCCAAAGGCTCGAACCTTTTCAAGATTAACACCCAAGTCACCAGGCAATAGACACACCACCGTTTCAGGTTTCCAGGTTTCAGAATTAAAGTATTCAACCTCCACCCCGTCAGGCTCATCTAAGTCGATCACGTCTATGGTTCGCTCCAGCCCGCCCTTCAGCATGTTACCAGGCTGATACATGTGTTCATATTCTGAGCGCGGTTCATCACGAACAGGGATAATCTGACCGTAATCTAAGGTAGGCTCTGCAAAGCCGACTTCTAGCACGCGCTTAAGCACTGCAAAAAAAGTAGACTCGGAATCAAACACCCCCGCAAAGGTATCACCCCGACCACGCCAAACAGAAGCCAAGCGCTCAAGCTCATCTAAGTCGATAGCGTCATCAGAAAAACCCGCATCTTTCACCACATAACCAAAGAAATCAGCAATATCATTAGACGGCGCAGAAGCACCCCAAGCGCCGCCCTGAAGCGTAGGCAATTTACGAGTTGAAATAATATTAAACTTATTCTCAGCACTGCTAGAAAGCGCATTAGTGCCACGAATTTTCACCGCAATCGTAGTTACATCTGGGTAAGTGGTTACTGTCTCAAGTTCGCTTCTTAACGCCTCCCAAGTAAGAGTTTCTTTTACTTTAATATCATCAGTTTCAAGCGTTACCCGCTCTACCAGAACTTCAGGCTTAATCACTTGCGGTAAGATGATCTCGACCGTTTCAGCCACCTGATCAAGCGTAGAAGCCGTAAAACTATAAGGAACTTCGGTATAGTCGCCGCCGCTATCTGCATCACGATATTTAATAATAATATCAACCGTTCGAGCGCTTACCCCGCCACCGTCATTCAAAACCCCCAACCCCTGATCAAACGAAAAATCCAACTGAATTAATTGCGTTTTTTCCTTAGCAGGGCAAGCCAAAAACGGCCCTACAAACGGTCTTTCTAAATCACCGTTCACCAACTCCATATCGACGTTATACCAGAAGATTTCCTCTGGAAAGCCTACCCAATTTGGGTCATTTGGCCGACTGACATGTGCCCAAGTACCGTTTTCAAGCCAATCAATCTGATACAAACCAAAAAAGTTATGCTCTTTTAACAAACGAATATAAACACTCGTTCCAGTGTGCAGCAAATCCACTGGATTATCATTTAAATCATTCAACGCAATAGAGGTACTACTAACAGAATCTACCTTGTATGTGCCGTCATTATCGCCAGCACCTACTATCTGTATCTCATCACCCACACTAGCCACATTCAAACCAAACGGCGCGGTTATTTCATCAGCCACCCCAACACCGTTAGAGACTAGATCAACCACCCCCTCAAAAATCACCTGAGAATAGTTAAGGCCGTCAAACTGAAACTCTGACCCCCCAGGAAACGGGAAAGAAATATGCCCCACAGACGAATCAGACGGAGAAGACGCAAGCGCCATAACATGATCACCAGGGCCGCGCGTTTTTGTATAAATATAACGATTACCATACGTCCCTTTAGCTACATAACGGTTCGCATACGCCTTAACCTCTAAACCACCCAAACCACCATTACCGCCCACCTCAGGCGATTGATAAAAATTTCTATGCGACTCATGACTAGACACATCTTCACCAGGCCCAAACACCTGATAATCAATATCCTCAACATACCGCCCGATCGGGGTATTACCTATGTAAATATCATCTTCAGTAAATTCGTGTTCACCTACACCAACCGCCATTAACAGATAAAGCCATTGCTCATTATCAACATACTTCCGGCGCGGTTGATTCAGCGTATCTGGGTATACTTGGTGCGTACCGGCCAACTCTGGAATAACACCCATCAAGCGCGGCCTGTTGCCCTGTGCATTCACATCATAGATGGGCGAACCTTCGGGCGTAGTAGTGTTATAACTGTCAGGTATCTGACTCAACGCATAAATTGAAGCTGCTGTAGCCACCACCGCAACAATAGCAAACACAATAGTTGCAGGCTCTTTTGCCTCTACCGTCACTTCAAACACATCATCATTTAACGCACGATAAACCGACCAGTTTAACGGCAACAACTCAGCGCCGTTCAACGCCACCGAAAACAACGGCGCTAACTTATCATCATAAGACGGTACATTTTCACAAAGCCAGCCTTCAAAGGTTTGACCCTCTTTAATAAAGCACTGCTCATATACACTTGAATTCAGCTTATCAGCAAAAACCTTAACTACTGCCGCCATAACAATAAAACCCTACCTTTAAAAACAGCCGCTCAAACTCCCTAAGCGACACCAAAGAAACACCTGAAGCCCTAGAAGCATGAAGCACCCTTAAGCCTGAAGCCGTTTCAACCACAACCCCTACATGAACCAAACAGCCTGACCGATAACCACACGCCACCGCACCAGGCACAGCACAACAAGCCTTAAAACCAGTTTTAACTACCTTATAACCTGCATTCATTGAGCGCTTGTCATCAGGGCAAACACAGCCATAACTAAGCAGCTCTGGCACATCAAAGTATTTATGAAGCACATCACGAACTAAGCCCCAACAATCAAACGCATTAGGGCCGCGCCCGCCGTCTTCATAAACAGCCGACATATAGCCATTTATCCACGACATAAAAACACTCAAATAAAAGAAGAAAACAAGAAGCGGCCAACGAACATCAGCCACAAATAGAGCTAGCCTAAATACTTAAGCCCTGGTGCGAAAGAAGGCGTATAACGGCGATTAGGCCAAGCCTTATTAACCAAATCATGAAAGCCCGCAATCACGGTTACAGATTTATAATTCGCCTTAATAGAGGTTACGGTCATTTTAGTAGGCGCTTGCGATGGTTCGCTTAAATCCGTACTCACAAAGGCACGATAATTCACACGAATAGCACCGCCCACCGACAACGCATCATCTACCGCCTTTAAGACTTCACCCGTTACATTATCAAGCTGGAATTGCAAATCTTGACGGCCCCGAATAGAGCGCCTTGGCAAAGACACCCCAAAACCGGAAGCCGTAAAAGTCACAGCCTCGCCCGTTTCCAGCGTAACCCCTATATCCTCAAATCCCTGACATAACCGAATCGAGCCACCCTCAAAAGCCGGATGCACCAGCTCAAGCGTATGAATCACCAACTTATCAATTGGCGCAGATGCATAAACCGTTTCTAATACCTGGCTCATCATCACCCCTTTTGACGCGTCAATAGCTGCAACTGCTTCATGTCCATTGACTTATTCAACACCGAAATCTCTTTAAGATGACCATTTAAAGATCGAGGTTGATACAAATCCCAAAGACCAGTAAACGCCGTTCGGCCAATCCCCAAGTACGTAGGAATAGCGGTCACATCAGGAAAACTGGTAACACCTTCTACCTTCTGAGTAATCCCATTCACTGCCAACACCATTGACGACGACGAGGGATCATAAGAAAGCGCAACGTATATCTCTTGGTCTGGATCAATCGCCAAATACGCTTTTGAAGAATCCGTACCACCATTCACCGCAAGATAAATCTCTTCCCGACCTTGCGCCGTCCAATGCACTAAATCCAAGTAATTAGAAGAATCACCGTAAGAAGTAAGAAGGGTTCTCACCTCTGTATCACTGTTATCATCAAACGTATACGCCGTTAATGGCGAAACCCTGACAACCAAAGTGACACCCTGACTCATCACCATCTGAGACATAACCGACGCATCCAACTGAATAACTGCTGTCTTATCAACTGGCAATGAATCACTGGCAGGCAATGAATTTAATGCGGATTTTTCATGAAGATGAAGACCCAGAGGCCCCATATACTGATTATTAATATTAGTCACCAAGGTATTCAGCTTGGCATTAATATCAAAACTGCTCACCACCCGACCCGTTAAGAAATTAACCGACAACGCCGCCCCGCCGAACGGCGAACGCTTGCCATTCAACAACACCATACTATTAGGGTTCACATAACCAAAACTGGAATTCGTCTGTAAACCATCTGTCCCCGTCGGATTAGCCTTTGGCGTATTTCTGTTCACCACCTCCACATCAATAAAGCCTTCACTACCCTCAAGATAACTTGTAATCGGCCTTAAATCAGCGTCTGACCAACCGTAATCAATCTTCACCTTGCCAGATACCGAAACCGCTTTATCATCCCAAGTAGCCAATTTAACCAAATTCGATGATGTCGCCTGCTTAACCAAGAAATCCAAATCAATATTGTCCGTAGGTGCAGAAGAGATACCCACCGTACAATAACCCGTACCTATGATTTCAGCCTTAACCTGAAATATACGACCGTCCTGGCCACCACCCGCATAAATCGAACGCTTCAGATTGATCATTTTAGTTCTAGCACCCCAAGTCAACGTCGCCGTACTGCCGTACACCTGGACCAAGGTATGATTAATATCTTGAAAAACCCCGCCAGAAATATGAAGCGGGCCACCCGACCAAAGAATAGTAGGAAACTCATGATAATTAGACGTTCCCGTATTTCGCAAATACAGGTTTTCAATATTCATGCTAGAACCGTCTGTATAACCAGCAACCGCCATATTTGGACAATTAACTATCGACGTATTACAAATCGAATGCGCCTTATTCTTACCCCCGTTCATCACAATCGCATCCGAGTACTTGGTAAACGTACTCCAATGTGAAACTTTGCCATTAATAAAACAATGCTCTACCGAAACATTACCCCCTATATCTTCTCTATCTGTCACAAATGAAGCCGTTTGGTTTTCTATCCCCAAACCACAACCATAGGTGACACAATGAGTAACCCGTGTATCACTCCAAACCGTCATAAAACCCACGTCATGAACATCTTTGGCAAAGTTACCAAACACTACCGCACTTGAAATCATGTCATCCGGCGCATCTGCCCCCAGACCAACAATATCAATTCCGTTTGCGGGCGCACCTGAAAACTTACGATGTCCAATATCTTCCGTCACATTCCCCGTAGCCCATGCCTCTAGGCAAAACCCAATAACAATACCCGTAGTAAGAACGTTCGTAACTCGACACTTCTTAACTATGCCACGCTTGGCCCCGTACAAATGAATTCCGCCAAACTGATAATTATACGACCCCACCGCCGTTAGATTCGGGGCGGCATCTGGCTCATCACCGATGATATGAACATTTTCAATAATAACTTCATCTAAAAACTTGGTCATATCATACGAGCGCGCCCCATTATCCGACCCGCCGCTATGCGTAGCAAAATCCCAACCGTTTCTACCGTCCGCCTGATCTCCCGTCGTAAACAAAGACCAATGATTTGTATCTGTAGTATCCGCAATAGCTGACGTATTCACCCTGAACGGCGCGTGCTTACCATGCCCCTTAATATGAAACGCTTGGCCAGCCACCGCAGGAATAATAATCTTAGCCAAGCCATAGCTGGAATTTTCAGCCCCCCAGTCAATATCTACAGGCACTGCTGGCAACTGCAACACACCGCCGCCCGCCTCATCCGACATCCTCGCCAATGTCTCATTAATTGCGCGGATCGGCTCTTGTAAGTACGTTTCTTCGGTATAACCAATATCATACGGCGACCAAACATCACTATTATCACCGCCAGTATCACCACCACTATCACCTGTCGAAGCGCTTTGATGAACAAACACCACGCCAGAACCAATATCTTCAGAAGCAGAAACGCCAGAGGTATAACCTGTAACCACAACGTACCAGGTTGAATCTGGTGCCTGCCAAATATCATTAACATCATAAGCCACACCCGCTTCCCAAACCCCACGGTTTTTCACTGGTGCGTAATCATGCAGTCGCTTAAGAACTTTTGCCAAAGAAGGTTTTAAACCACCAACCCGAG